TCGAAGATTTGATTCAGGGATTGTATAAATCGGTGGATATATGGAAACAAAAACATCTTAGCGGAGGTTATACAACAATCATTGAGCCACCAAACACATCTGTTAGGTTATATAAGTTATCAGATAAAGAAAAAAATTCATATGCAAATATTACAGGTCAAACATCTGGAACGCTTGAAGAAATTATCACCAATTATACAAAACAGTTAAATGGTAATCAGGCATTTGGTAAAGACCGAGACGAAAAATTAATCAAAAAAGAGAAATTAGATATTAGAAAAATATCATTAAATAATCTTCAAACAATTAAGGATTTTTATACCGAAGTAGATGGTAAGGTTTTAATATACTATGATAAGTTAGTAACACGAATCGATGATATAAGAAGGGATTTTGTTGAACAAAGAACGAAACTGGAAGAAACCCTTCAAAAGAAAATGAACGAGATTGTAAAGAAGCCAGACACAGGATTTGGTTTTGAACCTACAATACGAAATATTATTGGGGTAGTGTTGGCAAATGCCGATACATACATCCGATTAATGAAAGATGTCCATTCCAAAGCGTTCAAAGCGGCTGAAAGTAGAAAAAAAATATTACAAGGAGTACCGACAGATAGTATTGGGGACGATAACATATATCCTTGGCCAGAAGTTAAGGAAAATGCGGCAGGAACTAAACAAAATATTTTAGTTTATCCGGGGGCCAGCGATATGGTTAAAAAATTACAATCAGATGACCGAACATTATGGCCAGAAGTTGCGTTCGTTGAGGAATATAATTCAGTATCAACCTATAAAGTTGACCCATTAACAGAAAAAGAAGGAACATCCGACATTGTTAGTTATATTTTCGAGTCGAATACGGATGTATTAAGTAAAAATGAATTAAGTACATTCACATATTTGACTGATATCGTACCTTATTATGATAAGGCGATGAGCAATATATTATATGAAATTTGGGAAAGAGCGAGATATATCACAGGATTGGACACATTCAACACCAATTCAGTAAAAGAGTTAGCTCTACTGGAATTTGAAAATCTACAAAGTCAAATTAAAGAGGATTATGAAACCCTTGAAATATTGAAAACGCAAGTTCCAAATACCATAGAATTAGAAAAATTGATGTACGGATATTCACCATTCGAAAGATGGCCATACTTTGAAAGTCAACTACCAACAGTATCATACATATCAAGTACATTGGGTAGTGATTTTGGGGTTGAAAAATTTGATGTAACATCAAAAACAATTGATTATGGGGACAAATATAAAGATTTAAGTCAAGAATTATCGGATTATGTATCAGAAACATATAGAAGAAACATATATCCATTTAATTCAACCACATACAAAACTTATTTATCTTCCAAAAAATTCGGAAAAGATGAATTACAATTATATGGAATATTGGGGTTAAGGACAAACGATGCTTTCATATCATCGCCAATAGATTCAAAACAATGGGTACAAGATGGGTTTACAACCAATATGTTTCTCAATACTATGTATATCAATAATACTGATAAACATATATTAAACACGCCATATTTCCATAGACAATTATACAGTGATTTCATAAACGCAAAGGTAAGTGGTAAGTATGCATCATCTGCCTATATTTTATTAAACTCATTACCATTTAAGGATTTGGATGACACGGTTACTTACAATGGAAAACAAGTATTAATGTCGTCAATTTTTAGGGAAATCGGGGCATCGCATTTTATTCCATATCATTTGATGTTAAAGTGGGGTGCAATATACCATAGATATAAAACATATATTTTGGACGGGGTTGATATTATTTCTGGAATAGAAACGCCAATCGATCCTGATATGTTATTCGATAATATGTTGGGTAGAACATATACCGTGGGAACTGTTAATGTTGATAGAGCAAGTAAAAACAACATTGGGTTATATCCATTTTATCAATCCATATTTCATCAGATTGTTCACGATTATACATTTTATGACCCGACAAACGCCAATGCTCCAGCATTATACAGCGCGGCGGTTACAGCGGGGAACATCAGAGACCTATCAAAAAATATTACAAACGGAATCGGGTGGACATCTTTCATCGATAACTCAAAATACGATTCAACACAAACAGGATATACATTTTTACCTTGTAATGGTGACTACAACTATTATGATATGGCCGACTATCTTGTATCGGAACAAGATAACCTTCGAATTCTATGGGATGTAAAGACACTTGGTAGTAAAATTATTAGTTATAGTGGGCAAACATTCCCGACATATGACCAATATTTTAAAAGTACGGGTAATACATATTCGTTAAGCGCGAATAATAAGAAAGTAATTGATTTGATTGCAACATTCAAACCAGATATTTTGGATGTATTCGAACAGGCGTTTTTAGAATTTGCGTCAGAGAATTTAAACGATGAAATTCCATATTCACCATATGGCGTTAATTACTCATCATTCCAAGATTTATTGAAAGAATTGGTATATGTTAAGAAAGAAAGTACCGACCCAACAGACACAGCGTTATTAATTAATACATTAACGCAAAAACAAAATCAAAATCTAGTAAACATAACGACAGGTATTTTGAACAATACCAATTTAATAAAACTTACATTATCGAACCCAAAAGAAATTGACCATTATAGTTTATATGGAATAACGGGGGTAAATAGTAAAAATTTCGATGTAGGTGAATTTTCAGCAGGACAAATAACACAAGATAATTTGGACTACATTAAACTATATCTTGGTGAAGATATGGAACAATATTATCTTGATTTCTTTGTATCGAATAATATTGCGTTAAATGAAGATAACATTAAGAATTTAAGGTTCTTAATTTATACATACGCGGGGGCGAAGGCGGCTGGTATTAGTTTTACTGGAACATCAACATATACAAAGTATTTGGTTGATAATGTTGTTACTCCAACAACAGATAGATTGAGCTTCTTTTTAAATACTTTAATCGGTAAATTTGCGGGGTTAAAACCAGTAGAAACAGAAAACACATTAACTATGAGTCGAGGTTATAATGATGACCCAATCAAACTTGAATTATATGATTATTTTAAATCATTCAATGATAAGTGGGTTGCTGGGAATTCATTAGGACAAAGAACATTAATGGAAGAATTTTTGTTTTTAGATAAGGCGAATAAGGATATTGGGGATCAGGTTTATTTAAGTATGGATAGATTGATGTCCCTTTTAGACCAAACAGATTTAAATAAGGTGACTTTATATTCCGCTATTAATCTTTTAATCAAAAATACTGGGTTTGATATTAGACCTTTACCAGCATATGTAAATTTCTATGGAACAAACTTCTCGAATACGAAAAAGATAGTTCCGTCAAAGAATGTTGCAAAGAATTTGTTTGGTACATTTTTAGAAGTTGATTATCAAGAATCATCGCCAAAAATTATATTACAATATATGGGGCCGGCATCAAAACACCTTGAAATGTCGGACATTGATAAAAGTTCGAAATATAAGAACGACTCATTTGATATGAGTAATGTCAATAATAACCCGCTCGTTGTTGCACCTGATGTTTTCAGAAATATAGACTTTGCTAAGTCGAATAAGGCGGTAGCATTTGAAGTTAGTTTCGGGGATCAAAATCAAGCAATATTCAAGGGATTGGAATTGAATCAAAACACAATAAAAAACACATCTGAATCATTTCAGGTGTTGGAAAGATTAGGTAATGCGGAAACCGGTTCAAGTACCGCCCAAATAGATATTGGGTTGTTCGATATATACAGAACAGCATCGTATAGTTGTACAGTCACATCAATGGGTGATATGATGATTCAACCAACGATGTATTTTTATTTGAAAAATGTTCCGTTATTTAGGGGGTCATATTGGATTACCGAAGTAAATCACACAATAAGAAATAATGGTATCGAAACATCATTTACAGGGAGTAGAATACCATTACAGTCATTACCTGACCCCAAAGATTCGTTCTTGGCAAGTTATCGTTCATTGTTCGACCAATTAACCAAGACTGCAATTGCTAAGGTACAACAATCTGTATTGACACCGACAGGAATAACGCAATATGAAGAAACAATATTGGATGAAAAGAAAAACAAGTTGTTCACAGTTAATATGGGGCCAAAGAAAATAGGTGGAGAAGAATTAATAAAAGAAAGTGGCATCAAAGAATATGGAATACCATATAATGGATATAACGATGAAAAATATATCCAATTTGTAAAATATCGAACAAAATATAATGATGAGTGGTTAAGAGCAACGGTTGTTGAAATGGGTGGGCCTCGTTATAGTGCAGCGTCAAGTCGTTTTAATGATGATACTCATATGGCGATAATCAGTTCGTATATAAATAACGATCAAAGTCAAACCAAAACAACTTGGGGAGAAATTAAAGATACCAGTAAAACTCAATCATTTTATTGTTCCAGATTTGATTTAGGAGTTGCAACGGCAAATAAAATTACCGATTATTTTGGAAAAACTGAATTTTATAACCCACAAAATAATAAACATTTAATACTTAGTACAAATTTCAATAATACCACAAAGAAGTATAGCGGGCCTATTCATCGAGGGCCATCACTAGATGGTTTAGGTATGTCGAATAAATTGATGTCAGAATTAGGACTAGTTGATGGTGATGTGGTTTATTTTCGTTTAATATCATAATATTTACATTTTTTTTGATATTTATATAACAAAATAGAATATGGAACAAAAAGTATCTCGAACTCTTGACGATTTTCTTGAAAAAGATAAACTCATCAAGAAGAAGACATCAGAAGATGGTAAAGAAGAAGAGGTTTGTGATTTAACCACAGGGGAGTGCTATATTATCCGTTCAAAAGATGGGATAGTCGAAAGAATAAATAAAAAATACATTACCGAAGACGGTAGACAATTATTAGAAGATTAATACTATGAACGACATCGAAAAGAAATTGCACGAAGAAGTTACTCGCTATAAGGAAATCAGCAAGTATGCTTTAAACTTAATGGAACAAGCAGAACCCGAACCAACACCATTAACACCACCACCGGGACAAGAAGCCCCACCAATGCCCGGAGCAGAAGCAGGTGTACCACCTGTACCGGGAGCTGAAGGTGAAGTTCCGCCAGTGCCGGGAGCAGAAGGTGAAACACCACCTGAAACAGAAGCAGGAGCGACAACACCGCCGGCAACAGATGATACAACAGAAGACATCGATGTTACCGAATTGGTTAATATGACAAAAAATATTAAACAAGAATTGGAAGCGTCTAAAACAGATAACTCTGGTGTAATCGAAAAAATGGACGGTGTATTCAATAAATTATCTGAATTGGAAGGTAAGTTAGCAGAAATGGATAACATCATTTCTAAAATTGATGAACTTGGTTCAAAGGTTGACCAAATGAAACCACCAACGCCTGTTGAAAAACTGGAAATGAGAAGTTTAGATTCATATCCGTTCAATCAAAAACCCGATGAATTTTTTGCTGAAAAACAGCAACAAATGAAACAAAGCGGTAAAAATGAATATGTGTTAACGAAAGATGATGTTCAAAATTACAACAAAGAGAACATAAAACAATCCTTTAATGACAGATTAGACGATGCAACTCAGTTCTAACATAAAGTTTCTTTTAGAAACACAAGTCCAATTTAAAATTTTACATTGGCAAACCAAAGCATTTGCAAGACATCTTGCATTTGGTGGAATCTATGATTCATTAGACGACCTTATTGACAAATATGTTGAAGTTGCTATGGGTAAGTACGGAAGACCCGTTTTAAAAGATGATGATAAGACCATTAAACTTATTAATCTTTCTGAAATGAAGTTAAATCCGTTTATGAAAGGAATTCAAACGGAATTGGCAAAATGGTCATCAGATTTGGATGAAAAGGATACAGACCTATTAAATATAAGGGATGAAATTTTAGCGGAGGTAAATAAATTATCCTATCTACTTACATTAGAATAACTTAAAAAATATTTTCAAAAAAGATGAGCCGGATTTCACTATTCGGCTTTTTTTGTTTATATTTTCAATACCAATAATAATTAACTTAAATTTTAAACACTATGAGTGACATTGCAAAATCAGTTCTTGCTCAGTATGAGAAGAACAAAGCCGCAAGCGGCAGTTCAGGTAAATTTTCCAGTTCAGAAGAAAGGATGAAGAAGTATTTTACCACGGTATTACCGAAAAATGTAACATCAGAAGAAAGACGAATTCGTATTCTTCCGACTAAAGACGGATCTTCACCGTTCAAAGAAGTAAAATTCCACGAAATTCAGGTGGATGGCGAATGGACAAAGTTGTATGACCCCGCACAAGAAGGTAAAAGATCCCCTCTTAATGAGGTAAAGGAAGCCTTGGAAGCCACGGGTAAAGAAGACGACAAAGAATTATCGAAGACTTATCGTTCTCGTAAATTCTATATCGTGAAAGTCATCGACAGAGACAAAGAACAAGACGGGCCAAAATTCTGGAGGTTCAAGCATAACTCAAAAGGGGAAGGGGTTATGGATAAAATTTTCCCAATCTTCCGTAACAAAGGTGATATCACCGATGTTGAAAAAGGTCGTGACCTTATTCTTAGCCTTTCATTGTCAAAATCTAACAATGGTAAGGATTACACAACAATCAGTTCAGTTATCCCTGAAGATGCAGGGCCACTACACGAAGACCCAGCGAAAGTTAAAGAATGGGTGGACGATGAATTAGTATGGAGCGATGTATATTCCAAGAAATCGGAAGAATATCTTGAAATGGTCGCCAATGGTGAAGTTCCACAATGGGACAAAGAAAATAAGAAATGGATTTCAAAGACCTCTGGTGAAGTAACTATCGGTGGCGGAAATTCCGAACATGTGGATGAACCAATTATTGAGGATCCACAAGCCGAAGTACAAGAGCCAGATGAGGATTTGCCCTTTTAAAATGGTAAACTTGTAAAAAAAATCTACCTTTTTAACTTTCCTAGATATTTATTATTATATTTAGGAAAGTTATGAAGGAGATAAAAGAAAAAAAATGTTTTAAATGTGAAAAAACATTACCTATAGAGGATTTTTATTTACATAAAAAAATGCTAGATGGCCACTTAAATAAGTGTATATCTTGTACTAAAAAGGATGTAAGAAAGAGAGAAACTGAATTAAAAAACGATAAGGATTGGTTGGAAAAAGAAAGAAAAAGATGCCGAGACAGATATTACAGGCTTGGGTACATAAACAAAAAACCAACTAAAGAAAAAAGACGAGAAATTATAAAACGGAATATACAAAAATATCCTGAAAAGTATATGGCAGCAAAATATACTGAGATATTTTTAACTAAGGTTCCGGGTATGAATTTACACCATTGGTCATATAATCAAGAGGATTGGTTAGATATCATAGAATTAACAATTAAAGATCACCATTTTTTGCATAGATTTCTGGATTATGATCAAAATTTTATGATGTTTAGGGATAAAAATGGAAATTTATTAAAAAATAAAGATGAACACATAAAATTATTAGAAAAATTGAAATTAGAAAATGAAAATTATAGACATTATATATGAATTAATATCAAATAAACTACCATCACAAAATAATCAACCACAAATACTTAATACTAAAAATGGCACGATTAATCTAAATACATTTAGTGATGATGTCATTTACGGGGAAGAATTAAGACTATTCAAAGATAAATTATTGGAATGTGATGAATTCAAGGATTGTGAAATGCTTGAATTTCTTCCATTACCAATTGTCCAAAATAAAGAAGGTAAACCAATATCTGCAGTATCTATATTACTTGGTGAAGGTAGGAAATTTAAGGGAAGATGTTTTTTATAATGCCCGTCAAAGAAAACAACTACATCTTTAGTGTAGTAGTAGTTCATTATCGTTAGCATTAACACCAACGATGTACGAACCCGTAAAAGAAAAGTTTTTGAAACGATTCGAGGGTAGGGCAATTATTTTGGAAGAAGAATTAAATAAATTTTTACAAGAAAACGGAGCAACAAATGGCAATTAAGAAAAAAGAAATTCCTGATTACAAGGAAAAATATTCATCAAAGACAAAGTATAAACCAATTAATTATTATTACTGCGGCGAAGCATTTGCAAACGCTTGCGGTTTACCCGGCCCTATTATGGGTGGGTTAAATATGTTTCTTGGTCACAGTGACACGGCAAAAACAAATGCAATGATTATTGCCGCAGCAGACGCACAAAAAAGAGGGGATTTACCTGTTTTTGTAATAACCGAAAAGAAATGGTCGTGGGAGCACGCGGTTGATTTAGGATTGCAAGCAGAAAAAAATGAAGATGGTGAATGGGTCGGTGATTTTATTTTTAACGATTCGTTTGATACAATTGAGCAGGCAACAGATTTCATTAATTTGATATTGGATGAACAAGAGAAAGGTAACATTCCACGAAATATACAATTCTGTTGGGATAGTATTGGTTCAATTCCTTGTCAAATGACATTTGAAGGTAAGGGTGGCCGTATGCATAATGCAGCGGTGCTGGCAGAAAGAATCGGAATGGGACTTCACTCAAGAATATCAAAGTCGAAAAAAGAAGATTATCCATATTACAATACTATGATAATTGTCAATCAACCGTGGGTTGATTTACCAGATAACCCATTTGGTCAACCTGAAATTAAACCTAAAGGTGGTGAAGCATTATGGTTAGCATCGTCATTGGTTTTCTTATTTGGTAATCAAAAGAAAGCTGGAATCAACAGGCTTGACGCAACAAAAAATGGCCGAAAAGTATTATATGGAATTAGAACAAAAATTTCCGTTTTGAAAAATCACATGACAGGTATAAGTTTTATGGACGGAAAAGTTATTGCAGTACCGCAAGGATTTATTATGGATACAAAAGAAGCCATTGAAGAATACAAGAAAAAATATTCCGAGTATTGGAATAAAATTCTTGGCGGAACTGGTGATTTTATTGTGACTGAATCCACGGTGAACGAGGATGATGATGACGATGAATAATTTTTCATCAAAAGTTTGGGTATATCCGAAAATTTCGGTATCTTTTAGAAAACAGATTGTGTAACCATTTAATAAATGAAAATTGAAAACAAATACTTTACTTGTTGATGGTGACAACTTATTAACTATCGGTTTTTTTGGGTTAAAGAATCATTTTTATAAGGGTCAACATATAGGTGGTATATATCACTTTCTGAATACTCTTAGAAGAACTTTCGATACATACTTTTTAGATAAAATTTGCGTTTTTTGGGACGGGGATGATTCTGGTTTTCAAAGGCGCAAATTTTACGCGCCATATAAACAGAACAGGAACAATAGGCTTAAAAGTGAAGAAGAAATAAATGCTTATAATAGGCAGAGAAACAGGATTAAACAATATCTCGAAGAAATATATGTTAGGCAGGGGGAATATGAGCATTGTGAAACGGATGACTGCATTGCATACTATGTACAAAACGCCCCCAATGAAAAGATTACCATATATTCATCCGATAGGGATTTAACCCAATTGGTCAGAGAAAATGTCTTTATTTATAGTCCGTCACATCAAAAGGTTTATGGCCCGGGTAGTGTTATGGAATATGACCACGAGGATATTTTAATCGAAAATGTGAAACTTGTTAAAATACTATGCGGCGACCAATCGGATAATATTCACGGAATTCGAAATATGGGAGTAAAAACCCTTATTAAGTTATACCCAGAAATACAAACGAATGTTTTAACACTTGAAGATATTATAGAAAAAACCAAATTATTATTTGAAGAAGACAAGAAAAGTGTAATCATCCAAAATCTATTGACGGGAGTTAGCAAATTAGGGGTGTTTGGTGACGAATTTTACGAGATAAATTATAAGTTGATAGATTTATCCACTCCGCTATTAACTGACGATGCAAGGTCAGGAATTAACGATTTAATACATGAAAATTTAGACACGGAAGGGAGGTCGTACAAAAACGCAATGAAATTAATGCAAGATGATGGTTTATTTCTTATATTACAACAACAACACATTGATTTCGTAAAATATTTCACACCATTTTTAAGGCTGACTCAAAAAGAAAAAAATAAACATTACCATAAAGCAAAAAAATAAAACTATGACAAACCAAGATTTAATAAAACTGGAATTCCTTTTAACACTTGAAGGGAATATCATTATTCAAAGGTTCTTCAATGTAAAGGACTTTAACCCGATGGCGGTATACTCAACCGAATTGTATGAGACCGTAAAAGAAATTTGTGATGAAATTTCATACGATTTGAAAATGAAAACCATCGATTATTTACTCGAAAATCAAAATTATTATTACGATTTCGAGAATGTGGAAAGCGAAACAGAAATTGCGGAAGAATACTTCCTGCTAGAAGTTAAGCTCGATAACCATATATTTATTTCCAGAATATTCCCAGCACATGTGTACCATCCAAAGGTTAGATATACAGTTGATATCCGCCCGAAAGTGCGTGGCATACTTGCAATGCTAACCGATGTGTTATCTTCTAGTGAACTGGAAACTACAGATATGGGGTACGAATTAAACATACAGAACAGGAAATAAAATATGGCAGAAGAGAAAAATTTTGGTTATTTGGGGACGAGTTTCCAACAATCATTGATTAAAATTATCATTGAGGATAAGAAGTTCGCCACCACCATTTTAGATGTCATTGACCCTCATTATTTTGAGGGAGCGTCATTTCGGTTCATCGTTCAAAATATCAAGGAACTTTATCAGCAATATAATGAAATTCCCGGGTATAAGAACATATCCTACAAGATAATGGAGGAGAACCAGAATGATACGATGTCTAAAATGCATATGGACACCTTAAAAGGTATTGAAGATTATGAATTAACAGGGGTAAATCAAATAAAAGACAAAGCCCTTAATTTTTGTAGACAACAAGTCCTTAAAAGGGAACTTAAAGTAGTACAATCGATTATTGACCAAGGCGATTTCGACTCGTATAAGAAAATTGAGGAAATTATTCAAAATGCGTTGCGTGTTGGTGCAAATACCAATGATGTAAAAGATGTATTTGAAAATGTACGAGCCGTTTTACAAGTAGATGCTCGAGTACCAATCCCAACGGGGATAGATGGTCTTGACAATATGTTAGACGGTGGACTTGGTATAGGTGAATTAGGTGTTGTACTAGCCCCAACAGGTGTTGGTAAAACAACAATGTTAACAATATTTGCAAATACTGCATATAATGTTGGATTTAAAGTTTTACAAATTGTTTTTGAGGACAATGTAAATTCAATATTAAGAAAGCATTATACTCGTTGGACTGGGGTTGCACCGAATGAATTACCAACCGAAGCAGATACTATCGTTGAGATGCTTGGTGAAATTGAAAAGAATTCTAAAGGTCAACTTAAAATTTGTAAATTACCAAGTGATTCAGTTACCGTATCCGAGCTTAAAGGAATGTTAAGAAAGCTTGCAATGGAAGGGTTTGTTCCCGACCTATTATTAATTGACTATGTTGATTGTATTATACCAGAAAAAGCAGCATATGGCGAAGAATGGAAAGGTGAAGGGTCAATTATGAGACATTTGGAAGCAATGACAAGTGAATTTAATATCGCGATATGGGCGGCTACACAAGGTAATCGTGAGTCGATAACAACAGAAATTGTAACATCTAATTTAATGGGTGGGTCAATTAAAAAGGCTCAAATAGCACATGTTGTTATATCGGCGGGTAAAACACTCGAACAAAAAGAACATAAATTAGCGACATTAACACTTTTGAAATCTAGAATTGGTCAGGATGGTATTGTTTGGCAAAATTGTCATTTCAATAATGAAATGTTACAAATCAATACGGAGGCACAGGAAACAATGCTTGGCCACGAGCAAAATGAGGAAAAAAGGAGAACACAACGAGCCATTGATGTATATAAAGAAAGAAAAAGAAAGGAATTGGAAGAACTTTCTGGTAAACTATCTTTTTCTGAACCACCATCCAGTGCAATAAAACCAAATACCTCGTTTGATACGCCAAAGGAAAAAGTAGTACATCAAACAACAATAACAGAAGCAAAGGAATTAGCAAAAGTTGATAAAAAACTTGAAAATCTCAAGAAAAACTTGGAACGAAATAAGAAAATCGCGGAAGAAAAACTTCGATTAAAACAAGAAAAAGTTCACGAAGAATCAACGATATCTACTTAACAATAATAAACTATATAGAGCGGGCAGGGTAATACTGTTCGCTCTATATTTATCTTTTTTTAATAATTATGGACAAAAATACACTAAAAACTTACACTAAACAAGAAGTAGAAAAAGCAACTCTCGAGTATTTTAATGGCGACACATTAGCCACCGATGTTTGGATAAAAAAATACTGTCTCAAAGACGAAACCCATTATTATGAATTAACGCCAGATGATATGCACAGAAGACTTGCAAAAGAACTGGCAAGAATCGAAAAAAAGTACCCTAACCCACTTTCAGAAGACGAAATTTACGAAACAATCAAAGATTTTAAACGAATTATTCCACAAGGATCCCCAATGTCGGGAATAGGGAATGATTTTCAGATTGTTTCCTTATCGAATTGTTTTGTTATCGGTAATGAAAGGGATTCAGATTCATATGGTGGAATATTAAAACTTGACCAAGAGATTGTTCAACTACAAAAAAGACGCGGCGGAGTTGGCCTTGATTTATCATTCATACGACCCAATGGGAGCCCCGTTAAAAATAGTGCAATTACAAGTACAGGTATCGTTCCTTTTATGGAAAGATATTCGAATACCACTAAAGAGGTTGCACAGGACGGAAGAAGGGGTGCGTTGATGCAAAGTATATCCATTCGTCATCCCGAATCAGAACATTTTATTGATGCAAAGTTGGAAGAAGGAAAAGTTACTGGAGCAAATGTATCAATAAAACTACACGATGATTTTATGGAAGCCGCAATGAGCGGAAACCAGTATATGCAAAAATTTCCAATTGATTCAACAACCCCCACATACACAAAAGAAGTGGATGCGTTGAAACTATGGAAAAAAATCATCCATAATGCTTGGAAATCAGCAGAACCGGGTATTTTGTTTTGGGATACTATCATAAAAGAAAGTATTCCAGATTGTTATATAAAATATGGGTTTAAAACCGTTAGTACCAACCCTTGCGGGGAAATTCCTTTGTGCCCGAATGATAGTTGTAGATTACTTGCAATAAACATATTCAGTTATGTCGTTAATCCATTTACAAAGGATGCTTATTTTGACTTCGAATTATTTAAAAGCGACGCTCAAAAGGCTCAAAGATATATGGACGATATTATTGATTTGGAAATCGAAAAAATTAATAATATATTAAAGAAAATCGAATCAGACCCAGAGGAAGAGTTGATTAAATTATATGAGATTAACTTATGGAACAAGATTAAAGAAAAAACCGAACAGGGTCGTAGAACGGGCCTTGGTGTAACGGGTGAAGGTGATATGTTAGCGGCGTTGGGCTTGATATATGGTACGGATGAGGCAACGGACTTTAGTGAAGAAGTTCATAGAACATTAAAACTAAATGCTTATCGTTCATCTGTAAATATGGCTAAAGAGCGTGGTGCGTTTCCAATTTACTCTGCCGAACTGGAAGATAAAAATCCATTTATTCTTCGAATTAAAAAAGAAGACAAGGTATTGTATGAAGAAATGCAAGAGTTTGGCCGTAGGAACATTGCATTGTTGACGATAGCCCCAACAGGCTCGGTATCTATTTTAACACAAACCACATCAGGTGTTGAACCAGCTTTTCTTCCCGTTTATATGAGAAGAAGAAAAATAAATCCCCAAGAAAAGGATGCAGTAATTGATTTTGTTGATAATGAGGGGATTGCTTGGACTGAATATCCTATTTTTCATCATAATTTCCAACTTTGGTTAGAGGTCAATGGATATAATATTGATGAAATCAAGAAAATGCACAAAGCCGAGCTGGATGAAATTGTTAAGTTATCGCCATATTACAAAGCCACATCGAATGATGTAGATTGGGTGAAAAAAGTCGAAATGCAGGGTCGTTTACAGAAACATGTTGACCATTCAATATCCGTAACGGTAAATTTACCGAAAGAAACCACCGAAGATATCGTATCAAAGGTATATGAAACAGGTTGGCGTAGCGGATGTAAAGGTATTACTGTATATCGTGACGGATCCCGTAGCGGCGTTCTTATTTCGGAGTCTGAAAAGAAAGATAAAGTGGGAAGTGAATTATATGAAAATCACGCGCCAAAAAGACCAAAAAGATTAAAGGGTGAAATTCATAGATTCCAAAACAATTCAGAGAAATGGATTGCAGTCGTTGGATTATTGAAGGGTCGTCCATATGAAATTT